CGCAGAACAATCTGCTAAATTAGAAGGTGCATTTGTTCCAACAAAAGATCCAAGACCAACAAGAGCTGAGACTTATGGATCAAATATGTTTTATGCAAATCAAGGTGGATTAGCTAATATGGTTTCAAAGTTTAATAAAGGTGGAGTTAATTATCTACCGTCTAAATCAGATCATGATGAAAACGATTATAATAACTACGTAAGAGCTGAAGGCTATGTTGAAGATGGAGCCGGTAATGGTGACAAGGATGAAGACACTATGCTTGCACAATTAGCAGATGGTGAATTTGTATCACGTGCTGATGCAGTTTTAGGAGCTGGTATATTATCTGGCGGAGATCCAAAAAGTTATAAAAGTATGAGAAAAGCTGGAGCTGATTTTTTTTATGGTCAGCAAAAACAATTTAAAAGAATTTATGATTTAGTCAATGCAAGCAAAAAAGATAATTAATAATGATATTGAGATATTACCAATCGTACCTTCAAAGGTAGAAGATATTTGGTCTTTAGTTCATTTTATGATTGCAGAGGCTTTGGTTTATAGTGGAAGATATGCTGAACCAGAAGATATTAAACAACTACTTCTCTCAGGAGATAATCAGTTGTTTTTAGTGTTTGGTTCTGAAGGAGAAGAGTCTAACAAAGTTTATGGAGTTGTTACAACAAGAATATTTGAGAACCCTAATTTTAAAGAACTACAGGGTTTAATATGTACAGGACAAAAAATGAATTTATGGGAAGAAAAATTAATTAATACTTTAGAACAATTCGCAAGAACAAATGGATGTAAAAAAGTTAAAGCTTATATGAGACCAGGTTATAAAAAAGTTATGCCTAAGTATGGTTATAAATCAAGACACATTGAATTTGAAAAGGAGTTAAATTAATGAGTATATTTGGCGGCGGTGGAGGTGGAGGTGGATCCTCTACAGGAACACAAACAAGTATTGCAAGAGAAGCACCAGGAGTTGAGGCTAGAAAATTAGCTTTATATGATGAAGCTGCAGGTTTAGCTAAGACACCTGTATCCTTACCAGGTATTCAAGTTGCACCTCTTTCAGCTTTAGAAAAAGCAGGGATTACTCAAGCAGGACAAACGGGAGTTGGTGCTGGTTCAGTTACATCTGGTATTGGTGCGTTTACAGGAGCACAACAAACAGCGGCAGCTGGACCAAATATAAATCAATTTTTAAATCCATATCAATCTTATGTTACTGATGAAATTGCAAGAAGAGGACAAATGCAACAAAATCAAATAGCTGCAAACGCAGTTCAATCAGGAGCGTTTGGCGGAGGTAGAGAAGGTGTACAACAAGCAGAGCTACAAAGAGCTACTCAAGCTAATATAGGTCAATCACTTGCACAAGGTTTCCAAACTGCAGCAGGTTTAGCAGCACAACAACAAGGCTTACAAGCTCAAACACAATTAGCTGCAGGTCAAGGATTAGGTCAATTGGGTGCGCAACAGCAAGCAATGTCATTAGCAGATATTAATGCTCAGATGCAAGCAGGTGCATTACAAAGAGGTGTAGGTCAACAAGCACTTGAAGCACAAAGACAAACTGAATTACAAAGAGCTTATGAGCCTTATCAAAGAGTAGAGTTCTTAAAAGGTATTATGACTAATTTACCTACAACACAAAGCAGCGTTACAGCAACCACGGCTCCCGGCTCTAATCCTTTAGCACAAGCAGCTGGAACTGGATTAGGAGCTTACGCAGCTTATAATATGATGCAACCGAGGTAATTATGGACCAAGTATTAACTAGAAAAATGTTTAAGGACAGATACTTCAAATCATTGAAGCCAACTGTAAAACATTTTAAAGAAGGTGGTTTAGGTTCATTATCACCAAAAGAAAAAGCTATATATGCTGCAACTTTAGCTGCACCATTACTTCAAGCAAAAGGTAAAGGACTTGCTCCTGCATTAGAAGCATTAGGGGAAGGTGTTGGTAAATTACCTGCAACTATTTTATCTGTAGAAAAAGAAAAAGGAACTGGTGTAAGAACTTTAACAGCCAATGAATTAAAATCTTATAACTTAGCTCCAGGAACAATTGCACAAATGAAAGCTGATGGGACCATATCAGTTGTGTCCAAGCCCTCAGCTGAACAAACTAAAACAATACAAGGAAGTAAAAGAGTTAGAACTATTTTATCTAGAATAGCAGACGACTACCAAAAATTAGATAAACCTGTTGGGCCAATATCTTACAGAACTATTGCTCCTTTTACTAAAGCTGCTGGCACACAATACGCTAAAGATTTTGCACAAATGAAAAGTAGAATACAACAAGCAACATCTTTTGTAACTCAAGCTATTTCTGGTGCAGCAGTATCAGAACAAGAAGCAGAAAGAATTACAAGGTTGATACCTCAGCTTGGAGATACAGAAGCAACTTTTGAAGCAAAGCTAACAGCTCTTGATAGTTATTTTGCAGATGCAATTGCGATTGCAAACGATAACAATGCAGATTTTTCTACCGCATTAGAGATTATGGAAAACTCAGGACGAGGCGCAGATAATTATTTAAATTTAGATGAAGCTGTATCTATTAAAAAAATAGATGGCGGCTATGACGTAAGCAGTAATTAGGAGAAAATATGAGTGAAATAGTTGTTAAAGGAGAAATGTTTAAAATTAAAGGTGATGAACCTACACCTAAAGAACAATTAGCAATTGAAAGTGTACTTGCTGCTAAAAATAAAAACAAAGGAGTTTTAAGTTTTAATCAAGAAATGGAATTGATGATTACTCCTGAGGATGTTCTCTCTGATGCAGCAAAAGGTAAATACAATAAAGATACAGAAAGTTTTTTAAGTAGCCCTACTTTTGCAAGAATAGTAACTGAAGTAGGTTTATCAATAGCAGGTGCAATAGGGGGAGCAGCTTTAGCTCCTTTTACAGGAGGGGCATCATTAGCGGCAACAGGTGTAATGGCAGCAAGGGTGGCTAGAATTGCTAGACCTTTATTAAATCTTAGTGCAAAAAAACAAAAACTATTAGGTGCGGTTGCGGGGGCTGGAGTTGGTGGCGGAGCCGGTGCAGCAATAGCTCAATCATTTGATCCAAGAGAAAGTATAGTTAAAGAAGTTGCAAGAGGTTTTGCACAAGGAGCAGCTGGGGAAGTACTAGGTTTTGGTATGGCTGCTGGATTAGCAAAAGGTTACAATAAAATTACAGGAGCTTCAATAAGACAACTAGATGGAGCTAAAGATGCTGCTGCAACACTAGCAAGAGATAGTCAATTTTTTGATGCACTAAAAGATATAAAGACATCTGGAAAACTTGATATAAAAAAATTACAAAAATTAAAAGATGGTGTTAAAAATAAAGACAACCCAAATATTTTTGATATTGAACCTTTAAGTAAAGAACAAATTGATATATTAACTACACCTAAATTAAGTGCTAAGGCAATTGATAAGGCTGCTGATTTATTAGATAATACAGGAAGCATTATAGGACAACAAAAAATTAAAGCTCAATTAGCTAATATAATTCCAGGTAAGCTAACAGATAACCCTATGACTGAAACTTTATCTGAGATAGCGACTTCTTCTATGATTGGTAGTGCAAGTATTAGAGCTGGAGAAAATATGGCAAGAAGATCAACTATGCAAAATATTGAAAACTTTGTCGACACAGTTTTATACCAGTTACCTAAAAAAGGTTTAGATGAAGCTGAAGAAGGTATGGCTATTGGAGAACTTTTAAACTCACAGATTACAAAACGATATGCTTTCTATAATGATACTAAAACTAACATGTTTAATATAGTGAGTGGTGCTGTTAATAAAAATTTAAAAAGAGCTGACGGTACATTTGATCCTAAATATGATGTTATATACAGTGGACCAGGTTCACCTAACAAAATAAATGTTTTAAGAACACCTGAGGGTAAGACACCTTTTAATGAAGATGCTTCTGGAATGGGACAGTATATAGATAAGGTCTTGTTTGATAACAGGAATCTTTTAAAAACATCAGAAGGTAAAGAAGTATTAGAAATGTTAGGCCCTTTACTTAATGCAAAAGGAAGAACTGATTACTCTGATTTTTGGAATATCTATAAAAATATAGCTAGTAAAAATGTAAGCCCTGTGAATAAACCTGTGCAAGCTGAGCTGTTAGCTAGAATGCAAGCACTTTTAAATGATTCACCTCTTCCAGGGAACATAGGACTTTTAAGACAAGATGCTGCACAGTTTGCAAAGATGGGGGCAGAACCTTTTAGAACAGGTGTGTTAAAAACAATTATGAACACAGAAAGAGGACATGAAGCAATTTACAAAAATATTATAAGATCAGGATCAAAAAGTTATTACGAAGCTTTCTTTAAACTTATTGATAAAGGTAAAGATAGCTACAAACTATCTAATGGAACAGTTAAATCATTTGATATTTTTCCAAACAAGGAATTAATGAAGGATCAGTTAAGAGGACAGTTTTTTAAAGACTTTCTTAAAAACTCTGTTGAAGGAGGAAACGTTCAATACCCTAAACTATTAGCTGGAAAATCTAAAAAATTTTTAGAGGATCATGCATTCTTATTAGACGAGAAATTAGGTTTTTTAACAAAGGGACAAATAAAAAATATTAAACAATATACTAACAGAATTCAATTTATAGAGGGTGCAATTAAACCCGCTAACACTGCAGGTTCGAACCCTGGAATGTTTATTCAGTTAAACCAAGCTGGACAGATATCTCAACTTATAGGAATAGTTGGTTTTGGTTCAGGTACAATTGATCCTGGTGCAGCATCTTTCTTTGTATTAGGTCCCCTTGGATTATCCAAAGCATTTGCAAATCCTAAGGTTGCACAACTTATGATTGATGGATTGGGCGGAGGCACAAAAACAATAGACGATTATGCAAAACTAAATAGATACATTGGTCAACTAAGTACTGCTCTTGTAAGTAATGGAATTGTTTCATCGGAAGAAGCAGCGGATGCAGTTAGACAAGTTCAAGGTAATAAAGATGCTTATGAGAAATATTTTAAAACAGGTAAATATGAGGGTTCAATTATAAGACGAGATAATCCAGCAGATGCTCCTGCAATTGGTTTATCTAATGGACAAACAAACATAGCTACAAATAGATCAACAGAAAACAGTAGTGCACAACTACCTAGTTTCACACCATCTAATCTACCTATGAGTGGAAGTACACAACAATCAAATACAGAATTAGCTCAAGCTTTAAATCTCTTTAGTAAGGGAGGGATAGTTAGTGCCAAGAAAAGCTTCTAGTAAAGATACCCTTGCTCATCAAAGAATAGATGATCATGAGAAGTTATGCAGAATTATGCAAGAAGAAACAAATAAAAAAATAGACGCAATACACGAAGATGTACATAAACTAGAAAGAATTATGATAGCATCTACAGGATTTTTAATGACAACAATGTTAGGAATAATTGTTGCTCTTGTTCTTAAATTAAACTAAAAGACCTTGTGCGTCTTATAAGAGAAAATAATAAATTTTATATAACAGATTTAAAACTCGAAAAGAAATACGAGTATAAAAAATATACTCGAGACAATGATCTCGGTACACGTCACTATAACGTTGGAGATATAAAGATACCATCAGTTACAACCATACTGTCAGCTACACAATCAGCAGATAAGAAAGCTGGATTAGATCGTTGGAGAGAAAGAGTTGGCTATGCAGAAGCAGAGCGCATAACAACAGAAGCTGCAACACGTGGAACTGAAATGCATTATGTACTTGAAAACTATATTGATGGTAGAGGCTACTTGAATCTATCAGACAAGGGGGCACATGCACGACTCATGGCTCACGAAATAGTAGACAACTTAGGTAAGTTAAAAGAAGTATGGGGTAATGAAGTAAGTCTTGCATATGAAGATAGATGGGCAGGTGCAACAGATGTAGTTGGTCTTTATGATGATAAACCTACGATCATTGACTTCAAGCAATCTAACAAACCAAAGAGAGAAGAATTTGTTGAAGACTATTACTATCAGATTGCAGCTTATTCACTTGCACATAAAAAACAATATGGTCCTATTACACAAGGATTAATTTGTGTGTGTACTAAAGATAAACTTTACCAAGAATTTAAAATGGATCAGAATAAATTAGATGAGTATGAAGATAAATGGTTAAAGAGAGTTCAAAAATACCATGACACTAAAGCCACTTCTGCACCTGTTCACCAAGAGTCTTAGCAGATAATTCAATCTTGTTTTCAAGATTATGTAAAACCATTTGATCAATGGTATCTCTACAAATTATATCAATGTAAGTTACTTGAGACTTCTGTCCAATTCTATGAGCTCTATCTTCACTCTGTTGTCTTACTTCAAGATTATATGAATTACTAAAATAGATTACATACTTAGCAGCAGTTAATGTTAGACCATAACCTCCAACAGTTGGATTACCAACTAAGAATCTACACTCATCATTATTTTGAAATTTTTCTACTGCTTGATTACGATCTTCAACTGAATCTTTTCCATAGATAGATACTACAGAATCAGTCCCATAGGTCTCAGCTAACTTACTTTTAATACCCTCAATGTTATGAACATAGTTGGCCCATATAATACATTTATCTTCAGTCTCTTCTATAATGCTCATCAACTCTTTTAATTTTGCGTTAGTTTTAAAATCAACAATGTTACCTTCATCAGTTTTCACAAAACCATTTGTGACTTGTTGTAGTTTTAGTAATTCAGTTAGTTTATTATTATAAGATACTTCTTCATCCTGCATTACTGTCATTGCAGTAATCTTTAATCTATCATAGGCTTGTCTTTGTTCTTCTGGCATATCTACATATCTTTGTACATACATCTTCTCTGGTAGATCTAAACAATCTTTTTTCCTAACTCTGTAAGAAAAGTTTTTTAATTTAAATTCTAATTCTTCTAAGTTGATATAGTACTTTGGTATTTGAATACTATAGCCACCTCTTTCAATACTATACATCACCGCATACTTTGATTTAAATACTGTAAAGTTTTCGTAGCCTAATAACTTTTTATCTAGGAAAGCACATTGAGAAAATAAATCTAATGGAGATTTAGTTATGGGTGAACCTGTTAGTATTCTTTTAAATCTAGCAAGTTGTCCTATTTTAATAATAGCTTTAGTTCTTGATGCTTTTAAATTTTTAATTGAAGTAGACTCATCTAATATAATCATACTTCTCATTCCATGTTTTTGTAATTTAGATTCTAACCACTTCTTACCTGAAGCATGAGATAGTGCCTCAACATTCATTAAAACAAATGTAAGTTTATTTGGATCCATTTTAAATGTTTTATCCTTTGATACTTTCCAAATGTAAATATTAGTTTCTTCTGGACAATGAATATCAATTTCTTTTTTCCAATTTTGATAAACAGAGTTTGGCGCAATAACAAAAACATAATCTATTTTTTGAGCTTGGTATAAGTAAGCCGCATTATCTATAGCAACCTTAGTTTTACCTGTTCCCATCTCCATAAAATATGCAAAGTTATGGGGTTTGGCCCCTTCAATTAATGATTGTCTTTGGTGTTTAAATGGCTCTGTTTTATATTTATACATTTTAAAATTATTTAAATTATTTATTTGCAAAGATCAAATAAATAATATATTGATTCGACCAAGGAGGTTCTTATGGACTTAGAAGCAGAATCTATCATATCGGTAGATACTGGCATGTCAGCTGACATTGCCAAATATTGCAACAAGTTATTGGAAACTCAGAAACAAATATTGAAGACTGAAGAAGAACTAAATAAGTTAAAAGAAGTCGAAGATACTCTTTCTGAGCAAACAATTCCAAACTTAATGCAACAAGCAGGTGTACAATTACTTAAACTTAGTGACGGGTCATCCGTTGAAGTTAAACCTAAGTATAAGGCTAGAATACCTGAATCAAGAAGTGAGGAAGCTTTTGCTTGGCTTCGTGAAAACGGTCATGGTGATTTAATTAAAAATCAAGTTTCTATGGAGTTTGGCATGAGACAAGATAATGAAGCTAAATCAATTGTTGAAGAGTTAAAAAATAAAGGTTTACCGGTGCAACAGAAACAATTTGTTCACCCTAGTTCACTTAGAGGATTTGTTAGAGAACAGATCCAGGACTTAGGTAAAGATGTTCCTGCGGATTTATTCGGAACCTATATTTCAAACAATACTAAAATAATAACGAAGGAAAAACTATGATTGAAAAAATAGATGCAGAAAAAGCAATAATGAAAAAGAAAGACAACCTACCAGCTTCTATAGATTTAGAAAGTATGGCAGGACAAGGTAACGAGTTTGTAACAGCTCGAGACACTAAACTACCTATAATTAAAATATTATATGGTAACTCACCAGTGTTAAATGACAGGGATCCAAGGTTTGATGAGAAAGCAAATGTTGGAGATATCTGGAGTGAAACATCTGGAAGAATATGGAAGGGCCGAACAGGGTTTTTGGTTGCACCATGTTTATATATAAACACATTTAATGAGTGGAAAGATAAAGGCGAAACCACAGGAAGACCTGTAAAAATTCACTTAGATCCTTCTATCATGAATGAGACTAAAAGAGATATGGATGGTAAGGATAGATTGCCTAATGGTAACTATGTTGAGGATACCGGAAATCATTTTGTTTGTATCTTAGATGAAGAGTATAATCTTGTTGAACAAGCATTGATTACAATGAAATCAACACAGAAGAAAAAATCTAAAATGTGGAACTCTATGATTGGTTCTAGAAGAGCACAAGGTAAGAATGGATTTTATAATCCACCAACTTTTTCACAAGTTTATAAACTTGCAATCACCAAAGAATCAAAAGGAGATTACACTTGGTCTGGGTGGGTTGTAGAGTTTGTAGGTCTTATGACACCAGATAAACACTTGAAAACTTTAACAGCAACTCAAGGTTTTTATCAGTCTGCTAAGACAAGTGATATCTTTGGAAAAGTAGATTTCTCTGAAGAGAATCAAGCTCAAGGCAATAACCAGGCAAATAAAGAAACAGTTCCATTCTAAATTATCATGGAGCAAAAACTCTTAAAAATATTTGAGGGTAACTCTGAACTGTTCATTACTACTTCTCTTACGGGGGAAGTAGATGAACGGGGCAAGAAACAGGTTAAGGTACTCACGGTCCACGAACCTGTTACCCTTGAGCTATGGAAAAAACATTTAAATGGGGAAACACGAATTGGGATTAAACCTGAGAATGGTGACGTGTGTAAATGGGGATGTATTGATATCGATCCTCGAAACTATTCAACTTTTTCTGAAAAGAAAATTGTAGATATTATAAGAGAAAACAAATTACCTTTAATTGCAGTAAGATCTAAATCTGGTGGACTACATTTATTTTTATTCTTAGATGATTGGTATCCTATAAAAGATGTTCTTAAAGTTCTTAATCAATGGAATAAAACATTCTTTTATTCTGAGGAAGTATTTCCAATGAATAAATGTTTGAACATGCCCTACTTCAACATGGATCAAACAACTGAGTTTGCTTACAACGATAACAATACTCCAGTACTATTAAATAATTTTTTAGAAATGATAGCTAATAAAACTGTAAGCTTAGAGCAGTTAAATAATATAAAGCTTAAAGAATATGAACCAGAGAGTGATTGGAAACATTATCCTCCTTGTGTTCAAAAGATGATCTCAGAAAAATGGGAAGGTAATCATAGAAACGAATTACTTTTTAATGTCGGTGTTCTTGAGATGAAGAAATCTGATGGTAGTTTAAATGCTAATGAATTAATTAATATCTTGCATAAAAGAAACCAAGATATATTTACTTCGCCTTTAGATCATAAGGAAGTAGAGACCCTGGCTAAATCATTATCTAAAAAAGATTATGCTTATAAGTGTCCTCCTAAAACAAATGCTATTGCACCACTATGTAACAAGGATCTATGTAAGTTAAGAAAGCTTGGTATTGGTTCTCAAGTTCCGGATATGATTGATGACTTTGAAGACGTAGAGTTTATTAGATCTACTAAATCAATTGAATATACTTTTAAATTTCAAGATGAGAAGATAATAATTAATCCAGAAGATATGAAAGATGAAAAATCTTTTAGGGTTAAATTATTAAGGTATGGTATCTATTGGATGACATTACCTAAACCTAAGTCTGGTCCTTCACCATTTGAAATGCTTATGGCTACTTTAGTTAGGAAGGCAGTAGAGAACGAGAAGATGAAATTTAAAGATACATTAGATGAGGAGAAATATAACTTTCTTAAAAAATTCTTTGAGAGCCATATTGAAGAAGATGATTTTGAAAAACTACAGGATAACTATGTTGTATTAGATTCTAAAACTAATATTTGTTATTTTAAAAAAATTACTTTTGAAAAATTTTTAGGAAGTGACAAAACATTTAAGAGTGCTAGTGAAGCCTTAAATCTTTTAAGCTGTAGTAGATTAGATTATCATGAGGGCGTTAAAAATGTATGGTCAGTGATGATGCCTAAGTTTGTTGATTACAAAGTAGCAGAGAAAAAAGAAACAACAAAAACCGTATCGGAAATGGATGATGCATTCCACACAGGAAAGTTTAGAACTTAAAATACTAAAAGATCTTTACCATAAGACGGTGAAGATCTTTGGTCCACCAGGTACAGGTAAAACATATACTTTAATTGAGAGAGTATTAAAAAGTTATTTAAGAAAAGGTATTAATCCAAGTGATATAGCTTATTTATCTTTTACTAACAAAGCAGTGAACACTGCTGTCAAAAGAACAATGGAGTCTTTTCCAAACTACAGTACAGAAGATTTTTCAAGATTTAAAACCTTACACACTTATTGTAGAAGATATTTTTCAGAAGATGTTTTTGATCCTAAAGATTGTACAATTGATTTTGCATTACAGACTAAAGTAATTAAGTCTTCAGATAAAAGATTAGCTGATGATAATTTTATGTACAAAGATTGGTCTCTAGGAGTTTATAGTAAGTCTAGAAATTTATTAATCTCTCCAGAAGAAGCTTACAAAATGGAGAGTTATAAAAAAGATTCACTTACAGTTTTTCAAAGAAAGATAAGCACCTATGAACATTATAAAGCTAATGCAGGAGAAAAATCTTTTATAGACTTTGATGATATGATTCAAAGAGCAATAACAGAAGTAGACTTCCCTTCTCTTAAAGTTTTAATATTAGATGAAGCTCAAGATTGCACACCCTTACAGTGGTCAGTTTTATATAAGATGGCACCTAAGGTAGAGAGAATATATCTAGCAGGTGATGATGATCAAGCAATATACAAATGGAATGGAGCTGATCCAAAATATTTCACAAAGTTTTTTCCAGGCCGAAAAGTAAAATTAAGAAAGACTCAAAGATTTGGAGAAGCTATTCATAGTTTCTCACAAGTAATTAGAAGAGGTATAAGAGATAGTGAAGAAAAAGAATACCAACCTGGAGACTCTCTGGGATCTGTAAAAAGTTATTTATCATTTAAAGAAATACCATTTGAGGCATTAAAAGAAGATTGGTATATCTTAGGACGTATTAATGAAACTGTAAATGAACTTAGGATGTTAGCTAAAGATGCAGGTTTATATTACAAAGATAATAAAGGCACAAAATGTTTTGATCAAAAACAATGGGAAGCTATTAAAGCTTGGACTACTCTTAGCAAAGATAAGAAGATAGATAAGAAAGCAGCACGTAATATGGTTAAGTATATAAGAGAGTTAGAAGACCCTGCATTTAGATCTGATAAATTTTGGAGAGCAGAACCAGACCTTAGAGATTATGATTTCCAAACATTAAAAGAATGGTGTGGTTTAACACTAGAAGATAATCAAAAAAATAAACCTTGGTATTGGATACTAAGAAGAAATTTTAAACCAAAACAAGTAAGACATTTTATTAGATTGTTAAGACGTTATGGACAGAAAGAATTAGATAGAGATCCATTAATTACAATTGATACTATTCATTCTGTTAAAGGGGGAGAAGCAAATCATGTAGTCTTATATAGTAAAGGTAACTATCCATCTGATTACGCTAATAAGAATAAACAAGAAAAAAGTGATGAACGTAAGGTCTGGTATACCGGTGCAACAAGAGCAAGAAAAACTTTACATTTACTGAGAACTGACTATAAGTTTAACTACCCAATAGGTTCAGATTATTTAATTTATGTCCAGGAGAAAAATGACAAATAAAGATATGTTCGATGAAAGTTTTCCCGATGATAAACAAGTAGGTGGTAAGCATTATAAACAATTTATAATTCAACCATGGACGTTTATTAGAAAGAATGGCCTTAATCCATTTCAAGCAAATGTAATAAAATATGTTTGTAGATATTTAAGTAAAGGTAAAACAGTTGAGGATATAGAGAAGATAAAACATTATTGTGATTTAGAGATACAACATTTAGAAGAAAAAAAATTAGATATGGGTATTTGGGGAGATAAAAAGAAATGAACGGGCTACAGCTTACCTTAACGTTTAAGAAATCGATGTGGAATACACCAAGTGAGTATAAAGATTTATCTGATGCAACTGAAATTGCAATTGACTTAGAGACTAGGGATGATGGTATTAATGAAAAGCTTGGAGCGGGTTGGGCTTTAGGTAAAGGAGAAATAGTTGGTTTCGCAGTAGCTGTTGATGGTTGGAAGGGGTACTTTCCTTTTGGTCACTTAGGTGGAGGTAACATGATACCTGAACAAGTAAAAAAATATATGAAGGATGTATGTGCACTTCCTTGTCCTAAAGTATTTCATAATGCTCAGTATGATGTCGGTTGGTTAGAAGCATCAGGGATCACGGTTCACGGACCAATTATAGATACCATGATAGCAGCAGCACTAATAGATGAGAATAAATTTTCTTATTCATTGAATGCATTATCAGTAGAGTATCTTGGAGAAATAAAAGCAGAGACAGAATTAAGAGAAGCTGCAGCAGCTCACGGTATAGATCCTAAAGCAGAGATGTGGAAGTTACCTGCAGAACATGTTGGTTATTATGCAGAACAAGATGCAGAACTTACATTGAAATTATGGCAAAGATTTAAACAAGAGATAAGAACACAGAGTTTAGAAACGGTGTGGGAGTTGGAACAACAACTAATTCCGGTGTTGATAAAAATGCGTCAACGAGGTGTGAGAGTCCAAGTGGAATCAGCTGAAAAATTAAAAACAGAAATGATGAGCCAAGAAAAAGAAATACTACAGGCCATAAAGAAAGAAACAGGAATAGACATAGATATTTGGGCACCCCGCCAGATTGCCAAAGCTTTTGACAAAAAGAAACTAGACTATCCAAGAACTGAAAAAACAAACGAACCTTCCTTTACACAAAATTGGTTGATAAATAATAAGAACAAAATAGCACAACTTATTGTTAGTGCAAGAGAGATCAATAAATTTCATAGTACATTTTTATCTTCTATCTTAAGGTACCAAGTCAAAGGTAGGATTCATGGAGAGATACAACAACTTAGATCCGATCTTGGAGGAACTGTATCAGGTAGACT